ATGCGCCGTACCGCTACCGGCTGCGCATCTACGATGACTCGGGCACCGAGCAGTACGACCTGACCGGGGACCACACGCTCAACTGGCAGTTGTGGACCAAGGCCGACACCACCGACAAAAACGACGTCGGCAACGCGCACGCCGCTGTTGTGGTTGACCTGGCCGGCGCCACCAACACGGTGGTCGTCGATGATTTCAATGTCCGCTGGGTCGGACAGGACCAGACCAACCCGACCACGTTCGGTCCGATCATCGACGGACCCTCGCTCGAGGTTCCGCATTTCGATGCAACCGCGCAGCCGTACCTGCAGGACTCGAAGCTCCTGCCGACGGCCGCACCGTTCTCGGCGAACGGCTCCGGCGGCGGCACGGCGAGCACCAACCTCACCGCGCTGACGAACTGCCTCAAGTGGTCGATAGACCACTCGATGGATGTGTTCCTGGGCCCAAACGTCGAGATCCTGGTCAACAACACCCTGCGCGGCAGGCAGTGGGTGTTCCAGCGGTCGAACTCGATACCGACTGACCGTCGGACCTCGTCTGACGAGACCAGCCCGGCCTCGATCGAGGGCTCGACACAGGGTACGTCCGGCGCGAAGTCAATCATTCGCCTGGCGGATGCATCGTCAGGGTTCAGCGACGGCTCGACTTTTGGCGCGACCGAGCCGTTCATTCTGTTCGACACGACGCCCTATGACGAAAACCCACCGGGCTACGGGACCTCGGACAATTCGAACTACAACCATCAGCTGAAGAACCTGCGCGTTCGGCTGGGTGACAATCCGGGCTGCCACGGCATCGCGATGCAGGGCGCCCAGGGCACCGAAGCCTATCGGCTGCAGGTCGATGCGGTCGACGCCTTCAGCCTGTTCTACAACCTGCCGGGCTCCGGCGGCGGGCTGCATACGCTCGACCTCGACGGCGACATCGGCGCCGGGCCGGGCACTAAGTATCTTTTCTACGTCGATGGCTCGCAGCCCGTTCCGACGATCACGGGTGTGTATGCCGAAGGGTTCATCAACAACTGCATCAACGTCGTCGGTCCCGGCAACCGGCAGAACCTGTTACTGGTCGGCTGGGGCGTTGAATCCGCCGCGAACCGGACGGTATTCAACATCAACGGCGGCGCCTCGGCCCCGCAGGACGGCCAGTTCGAGATCCGCGATGCGTATATTGACTTCGCGTCCGCTCACGCGAACAACACGCTGGTCGACACGAACCGCTCGCTCGTGCTCGAGAACGTGTGGGTCAACAACTGCACGAAGATCGTAGAACACCCGTCCGGCGACATCACGAGTCCGAGCTCGACCGGCTGGATTCACATCGAGCGGATCGTCATTCCCTACGACCCGCCGGCGGACAACACCGGCGGTATTACGGACCCGGATCCGTTCCAGTACCAGGCCGACAACTACATCAACGGCTCGGTCTCGACGGCTAATATTGTCCAGTACGGAACGCCAGCGGTGGCACCGCCTGGCGACCTCGTCGACCGGCACCGCATCTCGGATGCGCAGTGGCTGAACTTCGAGAAGTCCGATATCAACATTGCGGTCGATCACACCGCGACGTTCGACGGCATTACGAACAACACGTCGGACATCGTGGCCGCCCTGGCCGCAGCGTCCGCGGGCGACAACGTCTACCAGCGCCGTGGTGTGGCACTGGTCGACACCACGATCGACATTCCGGCGGGCGTTAATTTCGTGTGGGCGAATAAGCTCGCCTCGACCATTATGCCGATCAAGCAGGCGACTGCGGGCGCCGCCTTCGGCTCAGGTTCGACGCAGGTGCCGGTACTCAGGACGGCGGCCTCATCGCAGATTTCCATTCTGGCCATGGCGCCGATCTGGAAGCCGAGCTCCAACCAGACGGGCTTCGGTCTGCACGTCCGTGGCGGTCACGAGATTTACGGCACCTACACGCTGCGACGCAGCGCGTGGGGCTTCGGCGGATACCCTGGCGTCGGCACGACCTACGACCAGAACACGTCCTTTATCCAGTACACCGGCATCGCGAACGGCCGCACGTTCAACCTGAACCACGGCACGACGAACAACACGATCCAGCCGTACACGCACTTCCTCGTGCAGGACTGCACGGGGCACGTTCAGCTCTATCACCTGAACGCCGAGCATGTGCACAACTGGCCGGGCAACTTCGCGATCGAGAACAGCGCCCGCGTCACAGTGTACGGCTACAAGGGTGAGTCGAATTACCCGAGTTTCTACGTCAAGGATACGCAGAACTTCTTGTGCTTCGGGCACGGTGGCAATCCATCAGCCTACATTCCGAGCGGTGTCTACCCGCCGGGGACGGGCCCGTCGACGCCCCAGAATCCCGACACCGGGTACAACCCGGAGCCGGTTGATTTTCCGCCCGACTACACGCCGGCGCTGTTCGTCCTGGAGAACGTCGACAACTACCGGATCTCGCAGACGCAGGACGAGGGCCGAAACACAGGCGGCCACCCGGTGTTCGGCCTGGGGACCCGCGCCGACTACTGGCATCTCGGTGCCGAGTACGACGCGTCGGTTGTCGAGACCCTGCTGCTGCCACCAGGCGCCCGTCCGACGATCTGGACGAAGGGCGACGTCTACGCCGAAGAGACGCCGGTACTCATCGGCGACGCCGAGGACGAGAGCTTCACGAATGGTGAGTCGGTAACGATCACCGGCTCGGGCTTTGAAGCATCGCAGGGTACCGGACGGGTTGTTATCAGTCCGAGCAACAACATCGCCGGTGTTGGTGTGGTAACGCAGACGGTTACATCCTGGAGCGCCACAAGCGTCACGATCACGGCGGTACGGAGCTCTCTCGCATACAACACGCCGCTGTACCTGTTCATTGAAACCGACAGCGATGTGTCGAACGCGAGCGGCTACGTGGTCGCATTCGAGCCGATTGCGAGCCTGTCGCACACGCTTTACGACGAAGACGGCGACGCCGTAACCAACGAGACGTCGATCAAGGCCTCGATCTGGCGCAACCGGGAACCGTCCGGCGCGCCGGATCAGGAGCTAACGGGGTTATCGACCAACGGTTCCGGCGTCATCACGTTCAGTATCGAGGCGACCGGGCTCGATCCCGGGGAGCCGGTCTACATGCTGCTCTACAAGGACCACGCGACGACCTGGAAGGTCGGCGCCGTGAAGGTCGTGCCGACGTACTCATGAGACCGCCCAGACATCTACTCGAGGGCGGCGGGTACCACCTGCTCGAGGGCGGCGGGTACCACCTGCTCGAGCACATTGATCCGACCTCGAAGCAAAGGGTCCGCCCGCGTCTGCAGGCGCAGCCGTATCGCGTCCGGGTGCAAAGGCCCCCCGACGTCATCATCGTAGGGGCGCAATAATGCAGGACAGCGAACTTTCCGACCTGACGCTCAAGGACGAGCTTTCGGACGACGACCTGATTCTGATTACCGATGTCCAGGACACCACGGCGACGCCGCAGGGTACGTCCAAGAGGACAAAGGTTCGGTCAGTTGCCGCCCGCTCTCGGCCAATCCTGGAGCCCGGTGATGTTCTGAACTTCCCGGGGATTGATCCTTATGGGCTGACAAACAGCTCCCAGGCAATCAACGACGCAATCGAAAGTCCGTATGCGGTGCATGTCACGTGGGGCCTGTACAGGAGTGACGACCCGATAATTTTCGAGACCGCAAAAATATTCTGGTGCTTCGGCGGTGTCGGTGCCCGCACGTCTGTGCTAACAAACAGCGGGAGAGTTCCGACGAACATCGTCGAGGAAGAACAGGCGCGATTTTTCACGCTGAACGACATAAACATGTTTGAGATTCGCTGCGAGGAAGTGCACATTCGCGGCGGCCTGTACGAACTGTCACATACGGCTCCGACTAAGGCGGTGTTTTTCCTGCCGGCCGTTGCCAATGGTTCGTCATCTGGCGGCACCCCGGGCAACGTTGCCGGCTGGGGCGGAACGATCAAGGGAGCAGTCTGCGTCGGGCACGAAAGCCACGTCAATGTCACCCATGGCGGCGGCACGGCGGTGCATTACGACTTCATCAACCAGACCGTCGCGAATGCATACTGGACGCACCAGGAGATTGACGTCGAATGTCGGAATTTGAAGTACGGCATTTATGCCTCCGCCCGCAATCCCGGGTACGGACAGTTCGCCAATAACTGTAAGTGGAAGGTCCGGGCTCAGGCAGTCAAGTCCGCGATCTGGAGCGAGGGCTTCAATTCCAACATCATCGACCTATTCCATCAGGGCGACTCGATGTTTCTGACGCAAGCCGAGACGCTGGAGTACGCCGGTTTGTATCTGCGCGGCTCGGATCACATTATAGAAAGAGCGCGGTTTTTCGACTTCGGAAAGGGTCAGCACAACAACGGCTGGTGGCACAACGAGAAAAAATACGATGTTCAGGGCAAGGACATTCAGATTTACGACAAGGACGAGTTCGCGCTAAGGGACACGATAAAGGGCGAGACCTTCTGGCCGTATATCAACAATGCGGTTGGGTTCATCCCGCACACGACAGTTTCCGAGCGCCGCGGCGTGTTTCAAACGGCCACCATGGACGAGTTCACGCCGCACGCAATGGCGGGCACGGTTACATGGGGTGCGTATTCCGGCACAAACGTGATTGTCAGCGACCCAGAGACTGATTTCACCGCGCTGACTACGACATCCGCCACGGCCAGCATTCCCACGTCCAGCGATATTACTTTGGCCAACACAGCCAACTATTTGCTTTTAACGCAGGCGCGGCCGACTGCGACCTGGAACGCGCAGGCTGTGACGGATAAGGATTACGTCGAGATTGTCATTGCCGGCGCCGCATCCAAGTCGTTTGACCATTTGTGGCAGGTCCTTGGCTGCACTGACGACGTTAGGCCGCTTTACATTCACATTCTAAGGTTCACTGGTGCCTCAGTGTCCGAGAACCTGTGGCTAGAAACCCCAAGTTTCGGAGAGACGAGGAATTTAACCCAAACGCATTACTTTGCGTGCGAGAACGGCAATTCGAATATAACGACGGTCATTAGGCTGATTGGCTGTAACTTGGCGTCTCTGCCTGTCGCTATTCAGCCGCTATATGGCGTGCGCGAGGTCTTCTATGACTCGCGATTTCCGGTGCTGTATCGCAACAACGTTGGACCATTGTACGACTCACTTCTGATGAAGGCGGGCGGCATCGGAGACCGCGTGACAACGACGACCGACCTGACCAACATCACGCACGAAATCAACACATCGTCGTACAAGCAGAAGGGACTGTGCGTCTGGAATGACACGACAAACAAGCCGGTATGGGCCACGGACGACCAAGATGGGTCGCCGTGGGCTGATGCGACTGGCACCAACGTTCACACCCCGGTGTAATCATGGCGCTCAGGCTTCACTTCCGATTCAAGGACCTACAAAGCGCGGTCGATACCGTGGCGGGCGTTACGTTGAACGGGACGCCGGTTATCGGCGCGAACGGCCTGGCGCTTGACGGGACAAAGGACCACGTCGCCAGCAGTGTTGCATGGTGGGATCGAACCGTCGCGACCTTTTACCTGCGCGCAAGGTTCGACTCCACCGCTTCTAACCAGGTGTTTTTCGAGGCGTGGGAAGGAACCTCTGATCGCATACGCGCGGTGTTAACTGCAGCAACAGACACACCATCCTGGGTCGGCATTAACAGCGCCACTCAATTCCAACTGATTGGCGCCAGCGTGAGCACTGGCGCGCAGTTCATCATGGTGGGCGCCTATGCCGCGAACGACGCGGTCGCCTATCTCAACGGGACACAGGTCGGCACTGACAACACCGTCGTCGTGCTAGACGGCGGAGCGACGGATTTCACGGTAGGCAACTGGCACGACGGCGACCGTCCGGTGACGGGCTCGATTGCGGAGCTGGCGTATTGGAACGAGCGCCTGCCGAATACGACACTGCAGGCATTGAGTTCCGGGCAACTAACGCCGGTACCGGGCCTTTCATTTGCACGACCTTTAGCACGGCCGCTCGCGCGGCCCTTGGCGAGGGCTCTATAAATGCCAGCTCCTTTTGAAACCACCCTATCCGGAAATGGCCAGGCAACTCCGACCGTCAAGTGGTGCGGGCCGGTCACGTTGAGCCTGAGCGGAACGTTCGGCAGCGGCACGGCTACCATGCAGAGACGAAACAATTCTGGCACATGGGTGGCGCTGTCAAACGGCGCGTTCACTACGGCAACCGAGTTCGTTTTCGACTTTCCGGCGGCAGCGATCAATGAGTTCCGCGTCGATCTCACGGGCTCGACGACCCCGACTCTGCTGGTCTCGGTGTGGGGACAGACGACGCCATGAGCACGCTCGTTGCGGCGAAAGACCCAGATGTCGCCGCAACCTACGAGATCGATGTCTTCGAGGCCTTCGTGCTGGATGCACGTCGGAGCTATGACTTCGAACTGAACGACGTGACCCGTGCCCCGCGCGACACTGGTCTCTTATACCTGTGCACCCAGGCTGGGCGCACGGCGAGCTATTACCCGGTCTGGCCGCGCCGGCCAGGTGAGAACGTCGTGGATGGGTCGGTCGAGTGGGAATCAAAGCATCCTGATGATGCATCACCGCCCGAGATTGCCGACGTCGACTGGACACTCCCGGCCGACCTGACGCTCGACGCGCAGTCACATTCCGAGCACATCGCGAGCGTGACAATCGCCGGCGGCACGGCTGGGGTCGACTACGACGTGACCGCCCGCATAACGCCGAACTCCGGCGAGCCGGTGGAGATCACGATCACGATTCCGGTCCGCGAACTGTGACCCTGGCGCTCGGCGCCATTCCATTTCCATTTGCAATAGCGGAGACACCTCGAAATGAGTGCAACAAATGCTTTTGAAACCGCATTACTAAATCATCTGTTTCAGAATGCCGCAATATCGGACATCGGCGACGCAACCGGCTTGCCGGCCGCCGCAACCGCTGGCAGCACGCAATTATCGCTGCATACGTCCGCGCTGACGGATACGGATACGGCCCTAACGGCAACCGAGGTTGCCTATACGGGCTATGCACGCCCAACGCAGGCCCGCAGTTCCGGCGGCTGGACGGTATCCGGCAATACGGCCAGCAATGCCGCGCTGGTACAGTTCGGCGAAATGACGGCCGGAGGCCCGGATACGGTCGTGCATTGCGGGCTTGGGTTCATTTCCAGCGGCAACACGCTACGGCTGCACGCCGATCTCACGGCCGATCTGGTCATCAATAACGGCGTCAATCCGCAATTCGCGATAGGAGCGCTTGATTGGACTCTCGATTGAGGATGTGAGGTATTGTGCCTACTCCAACCAACAACGGAGTAGGTATCAATGGCTTCGACAAGGTTAACGTGATGCAGTCAAAGGAAATCGGCGAAAAAATCCTGAAGCGTACGCCCTTCGGTACGCGCGTCGAGGGTGTGGACGTTCATATGACGATTGGCGAAAAGGCGGTGAGAATGGACTATCAAACCGCTTTGAAACTGTCGGCTTTCCTGCGCCATGCCGGCCGACTCGCCAAGCGAAACGCAGGCGACCAGGCGCGGAACTTTACCGTTTACGCGGACCTGACCGACGCGAACGCCGACGAGCTCCTCGCCCAATTGTCGCGCGATCGAACCTCGGTGTTTGCGAAAGTCGGCTAGGCCGTGACAAAAGCGGCCGCGGCAAAGGCATGGAGCCTGTACAACTGGCCGGACGGCCAGCGCAGTTATCCCTTCGATCAATTGTCGGCCAGTGGCGTTGCGTTTGCGTTCAGCTCCTCGGCTGCGGTCGACGACGGTATCGCCGAGGGCTCGTTCTACCAAACGTTAAAAGGTCGCTCCGACCGGGTGTTATATCGCGATTACAGCACCATCGACGGGCTTAACTCTACGCAGGTAATCGCCGAAATGGACGGCGACCTCCCGGCCGGCAATCCGGTCTCGAGCAATGCGTTGGTGGACTTCGATGCGTCGGAGGATTCGGCGCAATACATTTTTGCACCGAGTACCAGCACCATCGGCGGCAACGGCATGAAGATCGACCATGCGACCGGCTTATCCGGGGACGTGCTATGGGTCTGGGAGGCGAAATGGTCGGAGGGTTTCAACGCCGCGTCCGAAGATTGGACAACGCATAAGACGTTTGTCATTCGGCAAGGATCGCCGGCGCTGCGCATGTTTGAGGTGCGCAACCTCTACTCGGCCTCGGGTGTCGCGGATAATGAGGCCGGCCGGATCGATGTGCGCGGGTATCCGAGTGAGGGCTGGGACCCGACCAACGGCATCACAGGCTCCGACCAGATCATCGGCGGCACGTACACCTACGACATCCCGGACGGTACCTGGGTCCGGTATTTCGTCTATGCGGATTACGATGCCGGCCACGTGAGCATGTGGGTGCATGATGAGCTCGACACCCGCCATCAAATCATGGACGAGATACCATTCACGTTTGAAGACTCGCCGAACGAGTTTTCGATTCAGCACAACAGCTCGCAAGGTAGAAGTGGCGCAAATACCGTTTACGCGTGGGTTCGGCGGGTCACCATTCACCAGGACCTGACCAGCACGCCTGAAAGCATATTCGATGCGAGCACCTGGTAAATGGCCATTGTTCGCGAGAGCGCAACGCTCAGCTCCAATACGGAAAATAACGTCTGCACGGTCAACATGCCGTCGACGCGCCCGGATGGCGACCTGTATATCTGCCTCCTTTGCAAGGACGACACCAGCAACGTAACAGATCCGGCAGGCTGGAATGAGATAGTAAACGGCGACGTCGGTACTGGCGCCGGATATATAGGTTGGAGGTTCGGAAGCTCAGAACCGGCAACCTATAGCTTCACGCACTCTGGCTCGTCCGAGTCGTGGAATGGGGTTGTCATTCGATACAGCGGCGTCAAACCGACGACGCCGTTCGGCTCACAGACAATAACGCCGGGAGGCAATGCAGGGTCCGGCGCGGTTACAGCGGCCTTTCCGGTCATTACGGCGGAGACGGCAGACTCTAAAATTCTGCGGTTGTGCTTCACCGATACGGTAGTTGCTACGGGCTACAGTACCGGCAGCGGAACGTTTGTAACTGTAAACACAACTGCCGGGACAGGCTGGTCATGTATTGGCTTCGGCGAGGAAAATAGTCCCGGCGCATCGACTAATACGCCTGCGACGACATTCTCGCTTAACACGGCTGGCGACAACGGCGTCGTAACGCTGGAACTGCTCGCGGCGACTAGCACCGGCGATATGACGTCCGTCGGTGCGCTGGCGTTTACCACGGCTTCGGACCTGGACGCGACCGGCACCCTTGCGGTCACGGATGCATCGGCATTCGCCGGCATTGCAGACCTTGACGCGACCGGCAACGTGGTTGCCGTCGGTGCGCTGGCGTTTACCACGGCTGCAGTCCTAAGCGGTGGCGTCAATCACGATATAACAGCGGTCGGGGCTGTCAGTTTCACGTCTGCGGCAGACCTGGACGCGACCGGCGCCCTTGCGGTCACGGATGCATCGGCATTCGCCGGCATTGCAGACCTTGACGCGACCGGCACGCTGGCCGGGCTAGCGGCTCTGACGTGGACCTCCGCAGACGAGATCGTATTCAGTCACGTATTCGTCGAACTGACCAGCATCAATTCCGAATCTGATTACCGGATCACGGCAACGCCTGACCTGGAAATCGGCGACCACCTGGAAGCGCGGGCCGTTGGAGGCGGTGCCGCACCGGATGGTCTGACGCTAAACCCTGACGCGACGTTTAGTTATAGCGGAGCGGTTCAGCCCTTCGATGTCCGTGTCTGGGATAGCAACGACGGCACCTGGGGCGCGTGGGCGACGCAAACCGTGGGGCTGCTCGCAACGGGAAGCATTACGCTTGTCGGCATTGCCAGCCTCAACGCGACCGGCACCCTTGCGGTCACGGATGCATCGGCATTCGCCGCCATTGCAGACCTTGACGCGCCGGGCACGCTGGCCGCAACCGACGCAACGGTATTTGCCGGTATCGCGGACTTGGATGCGGCGGGGAACTTGCTGGCGGTCGGTGCGCCAGCCTTCACCGCCACCGCAGACCTCGACGCCGTCGGCGCGATGGGTGCCGTCGGGTCGATTGTCTGGACCGACTCGGCCGGTCTCACGGCCGTGGACGCCGAGGACTTACTCGCCGTCGGTGCGATCACCTGGGCATCGGCCGCAGACCTCGACGCCGTCGGCGCGATGGGTGCCGTCGGGTCGATTGTCTGGACCGACTCGGCCGGTCTCACGGCCGTGGACGCCGAGGACTTACTCGCCGTCGGTGCGATCACCTGGGCATCGGCCGCAGACCTCGACGCCGTCGGCGCGATGGGTGCCGTCGGCACGCTGGCATTCACCGGCACCTGGCGCGCGCCGAGCCGCTCAGGGAATCGCTGCCGCATCCGGTTCAAGCGCACGTCGCGCGGTTACTGCAAGGTGTCGTAGTGGCCGCCAAGTTCGACGTCAAGGCCGACTTCCGTGAAGTGCAGCGGATGTTCAAGGAGCTCGGCCCAGGGGTGAATCGGGCTACATCCCGGGCTATCAACAAGACGGCCACACCCGTAAGGAACGAGGCGGCCAAGCAGATTCAGCAGAAGCGCAACCTGAATCTCGGTGTGATCAAGAAAGAGCTCAGGCTCTTTCGGGCCACTTACAACCGCCTGACGGCGTCGATCGTTGCCACTGGCAAGCCGATCCCGATCCGACATTTCAAGGCGAACCAGACTCGGCATGGTGTCACCGTCGCAATCACCAAAGGTCGCGGCAATCGGGTGCGCCTGCAGAGGCATGGCAACAAGTCGTTCATGGTCGCCAGGCTGGGCAATAACGTGTTCGTCCGGCAGACCAAGCGACGACTGCCCATCATGAAATGGACACCGGTGCCGGGCATACCCACGGTGTTTGTACAGAAGCACCTGCTCGACGCCATGACCAAGGTGGCATCGACGGTCTTCCCGAAGCGATTCAGGGAAGAGATCAACTTCGAGATCCAGCGAGCGCAAGCCAAGGCGCGCGGCAGGTAATACCCAGAAAACTGCAAGGCCCGACTGGAGCGAGTAACTCCGGCCGGGCCTTTAACCATTCAACCTATCGAGGAGGTCATATGGCTGCACGAGAGTGTAGTGGATGCGGCTGCTCGCAAAAATACCTGCGGCCGGAAACGGGCTATCTCTGCAACGAATGCAGAAAGCCACGGCAACAGAAGTGCGCGCACTGTGGCAGTTTGTTTGATGGTCGCACGCGTCGTTACTGCAGGCGGACCTGCCGGAAGCGGGCAGCGTGGCGGCGCAACTACAGGCCCCAACCGCGCCCGGCAGCGAAGTCAGTCACCTACTACCGATATCTCGACGCCCGGTTGCGTGGATATACCGGATCGCTCGAGGAGTTCGCTGACTACCGTGAGGGCAATCAGCGTAGCTACCACATCAACGGGTCGTGGCGCCCGTGGATGCCCAGGCCACCAAGCCCAGTCGATTTAGCCAGGCGCGAGGCGGACAAGAGAAACGGCCCAGTACTACACCGCCGACGACGGGTATGGCCTAGTGCATGGGATCGCGCGGATTGCTATCGGTGGCGGTTCAATAATGATCCGGCATTCGCTCACAAAGAGCGGATTAGGTCTGGGCGAAGGAAGCACAAACGATTCGGGTGTATAAACACCCGACTGCGCAATGCATTGCAACGTCCGGACACTGAGCAGGCGCTGCTGCATCTGTTGGGGTATAGAGCTGAAGACCTGCGGTCGTGGTTGGAGAAGCGGTTCACGGACGACATGGGATGGCGAGAGTTCTTCGCTGGTCGCATACATATCGATCACGTCAGGCCGCTGCACACATTCGACCTGAGTCAGGACGAACAGGTTGTTGCCGCATGGTCGCTACAGAATCTGCAACCGCTTTGGGCCCGGGACAACTGGCAGAAAGCGGGACAATACTGATGAGTGTTTTTCAACGGGTCCCAATTTGAAGTTCGCCTCTACCACGGGCGGCAAGCGCGCGGTTGGCGAGACTTTTTCGGGCCCTAAGACCCCTCACCAGTTGGGCCGAATTGGGATGTAAGTTGCTGTTTCATAAAGGGAAACCGGCACAATAGTTAAGTGCCTGTTTCGTAAGGAAATATTGGTATGCTGACCTGCCGGATAATCATGGTCGCGCTGCTCCTGGTATCGGTATCGGCGCAGGCGGCGGTTTACAGCCTTACGTGGGTGAATCCGACGCAGTACACGGATGGCTCGCCGCTCCTGGTCTCGGACATCGCTACCATCAAAATCTATTGCGGGGTCACGCCCGTGCTGATGGCCTCGGTGCCACCAGTGCCGGCTGCCACCACGCTGGAGCTCTCCAGTGCGCAGGCCTGTTACGCCACGGCTACGGATATCAACGGCAAGGAATCGAACAAATCAAACTCGATCACGTTGTCGGTGAAGCCCAAGCCGCCGACCCAGTTGAAGCGGGTGCCATTGTAATGCCGTGCAGTGACGGCGAAAACGAGGACATGTTCGGGGGCGGCAATGTCTCCCGCATCGAAGACGGCGACATCCTGGCATCGCTCTCTGCCTGGGCGCGCTGCCTGAACACCGAGCGCGAGACGCTGCGGCGACGGCTTCTCGCCGCCAACGTGACAGCGAAGGCCGAGAGGAACGGGCACGCGGTGTACGGCGGCAAGGATGTTCTGAGGGCCTGGCTTGCCGGACCGGAGGCGGGCATCGATCCGGACGCGCTGTCGCCGTTTCAGCGGCGCGCTTACTACCAGGGCGAACTCGACAAGCTCAAGGTTCAGCAGGAGCGTGGTGAGCTCGTGCCGGCGCTCGAGGTCGAGCAGACGATCGGCAAGCTCGCGAAGCTGTTCGTGCTCGGCCTCGATACGTTGGTCGACACGATCGAGCGCGACGTCGGGCTGTCGCACAAGCAGGCGGACCGCATGGAGCGGCACACCGACAACATACGGGAGCAGCTGTACCACGAGATTGCCGGCACCGCTGCCGCCCAGGAGGCCGAGGGCCCGCCGAAGGCCTCGAGCTCGCTCGAGGACGCGGCGGCGTTTCTGCTCGAGTCGCTGGCGAAAGGACCGCGCCCGGTGGCCCGGATAGTGAAGGACGCTACGCGAGCCGGTATCGATGAGCCGACGCTGCGCAAGGCGCGTGCGAGGCTCGGGAAACAGGTTGCGGCGAAGCGTAACGGCCGCGACTGGATCTGGTCGCGGCCGAAGAAGGCCTCGCGTAAGTCGAAGTAGTGCTGGTCGCACCGTTCAAGAGCGGCGACTCCGTGGCGTCGTCGGTGGCCGAGATGATTCGGCCGCGGCAACGGATTCGGCCGAGCGAGGCTGCCGCGCGCTACCTGCGTACGGAAAAGGGCGAGTGGAGCCCGGACCTGGTGCCGTACTGTCTCGAGCCGCTCGACCTGCTCGGCAGCCGGCGCTACCAGGGGATCGTGTTCGTAGGCCCGGCCCGTACCGGCAAGACCATGGGCCTGATCCTGGGCGGGATCACCTACGTGGTGACGAGCTCGCCCGGCGACATGCTGGTCGTGCAGATGAGCCAGGATGCGGCGCGCGACTTCTCGCGCATGGATCTTGACCGGGCGCTCCGGCACAGCCCGGAGCTCGCGGCCAGGATGAGTCCGCGGGCGCGGGACGACAACACGTTCGACAAGTTCTTCCGCTCGGGCGTGGCGCTGAAGCTCGGCTGGCCGGCGGTGAGCCAGCTTTCGGCGAAGACGCTGCAGTATGTGTTCCTGACCGACTACGACCGGCCGGAGAACGCACACAACGTCGACGGCGAAGGTCCAATGTGGGGCCTCGCCTTCAAGCGTACACAGACGTACATGAGCCGCGGCAAGTGCCTGGCCGAGAGCTCGCCCGGCGAAGACCAGATCGACGCCGACTGGCTGCAGCGTTCGCCGCACGAAGCGCCGCCGGCGCGCGGGATCCTGTCGATCTACAACACCGGCACGCGGGCACGCTGGTACTGGCCCTGCCTGCACTGCGGCGAGGCCTTTGAAGCCAAGCCCGGGCTCGACTGTTTCGCGATCCCGGAGTTCGACGAGCTCGCGGAGCGGATCGGCCAGCAGGACCTGATGACGCTGGCCGCCCGGTGGGCGAAGGTCGTGTGCCCGCACTGCGGAGGCCTGCACGAGCCCGAGGACCGCAGCGAACTCAACGCCCGGGGTGTCTGGTTGCACGAGGGCGAACGCCTGGTCGACGGGAAGGTCGAGGGCGAGCGCCGGCAGACGCAGATCGCGAGCTACTGGCTCGGCGGTGTGGCCGCGGCCTACCAGACCTGGCCGTCGATCCTGCACGAGTACCTGCAGGCCGTGCAGACGTATGTACGCACCGGCGACGAGAGCCCTCTGAAGCGCACCGTCAACACGGATCAGGGCGCACCGTACCTGCCGATCGCGGCAACCCGCAAGCGCAGCGCCGAGGATCTCGTGAAGCGCGTGGAGGATCTGCCGCGCGGTGCGGTGCCGGACGAATGCCGGTTTCTGACCGCCGCCGTCGACGTACAGCTCAGCCGATTCGTGGTCACGGTGATGGCCTGGAGCGTCGGCCTCGAGTCCTGGATCGTGGACCGGTTCACGATCTCGGCGAGCGCAAGGCCTGAGGGTGACAAGTACGCCGGCCTCGAGCCGGCGGCGTTCGTCGAGGACTGGCACGTCCTGATCGACCAGGTCTGCGAGAAACGATACCGGACAGCGTCCGGGTTCGAGCTGTGCCCGCTGCTGACGCTCTGCGACTCCGGCGGCCGGGAAGGTGTGACCGACAAGGCCTACGAGTTCTGGCGCGTGATGAAGGCCAAAGGCCTCGGCAAGCGCTTCATGCTGGTAAAGGGCGTCGGCAACCTGAACGCGCCGCGCGTGCATCAGACGTGGCCGGATGCGCGCGCCCGCAAGGACCGCCAGGCAGGCCGCGGCGATGTGCCGGTGTGGTTGCTCAACGTCAACTCGATCAAGGACGGCGTCGCCGGCGATCTCGCCAGGCCGACACCGGGGCCGGGTTACGTGCACCTGCCGGACTGGCTGCCGGATGCGTTCTTCTCGGAAGTGACGGCGGAAATCCGGACACCGAAGGGCTGGGTGCGCGAAGGCAAGACCGCGAACGAGGCTTTCGACCTGCACACGTACAACCGCGCGGCATGCATCATCCTGAAGGCTGAAGCGATCAACTGGAACAAGCCGCCGCTCTGGGCGGCACCGATCGCGGTGCGTGCACAGCACGCCGCGGACAAAGCCACGACGAAGCGACCGCCGGCACCACGGAGAAACTGGGTCAAGCAATGGTGAACATCCCGAAAGTTCTCATCGCCGGCGACAGCTGGAAATGGACCGCCGACTATGGCGATTTCCCGGCCCCGACCTGGGATGCAACCGCGTACTTCGAGAATGCGGCGCAATCCTTCGAGGTTGCAGCGAGTGCCAGCGGAACGTCGCAAGTTTTCGCAGAAACTGCCGGCAATACGGCGGGTCTGAAGGCCGGCAGCTATTACGTCCAGGTCAGGGTGACCGACGGCGGCGAGTCGAAAACGGTCGAGGCGAGCTGGTGTGACGTCAAGACGAACCCGGCTGGCGAAGCGAAGGTTGATCACCGCTCCTGGGCGCGCCGTACGCTCGATGCGATCGAGGCGTTCCTCGAGGGTAACGCCACGACGGCGCAGGCCTCGGTCAGCATCGGTGGCCGCACCCTGTCGCGCTGGTCGCTCGCTGAGCTCATGCAGCTGCGCGATCAGTTGAAGGCAGAGGTTCGGACCGAAGAGCAGGGCTCACAGGCCGGCCTCGGCCGGGACATCAAGGTGCGCTATGGCCAGCCATAAACCGAAGCTCCGCTCACGGATCTCCCGCGCATGGTCGACGCTGCTCGGTCGCCCGCAGACGCGCATGTACGCGGCCGCCCGGCCATCCCGGCTGCGCCTCGACAACCTGGCGACCGACACCAGCGCCGACACGCAGCTCGTCTCGAGCCTGACGCAGCTCCGCGCCCAGTCGCGGAAGCTCTGCCGCGACGTGAGCTATGCGAAGCGGGCAAAAACGCTGGTCATCAACAACATTATCGGCCAGGGCATCGGCGTGCAGGCCGAGGTAAAGACGACACGGGGCGAAGCGGCGAAGCGCGTCAACGACGAGATCGAGACCCGTTGGACGGAGTGGTGCAGGGCGGAGAACTGCCATACTGGGGGGCGCCTGTCGTTCTCGTCGTTCGAGCGCGCACTCATGGGCCAGGTGTTCGAGGCCGGTGAGGTGTTCGTCCGCAAGCACTACCGGCCTTTCGGAAAATCACAGATCCCGTTCGCCCTCGAGCTCATCGAAGCCGAACGCATCGCGGACGACCGGGTTGCACCGTCGTTCCGGGTGCCAGGCCGAAACGAATACCGGATGGGTGTGGAGGTCGACGAGTTCTACCGGCCGGTCGCGTACTACATCCGCAACCGGCATCCCGGCGAGCTTCGGTTCTACGACGGGTCTCCGGAAACCTACGAGCGGGTGCCAGCGGATCAGATCATTCACCTGGCGACGGGCGACCGCTGGCCGCAGACCCGCGGCGAGCCGTGGATGGCATCGTCGATCAACACGTTCAACGATGCTGCCGGCTACGTCGAGGCAGAGATCACGCGGGCGCGCGTGCAGGCCTCGCAGCCGTGGACGATTGAAACGCCGAACGACATAGGGTCTTTCGGCGAGGAACAGGCGGACGGCTCGGTCGAGATGACCGTCGAACCCGGCATCGCGAAACGCCTGAACCCGGGCGAGAAGATGAACGCGCCAGCGATCAATTCCCCGAGCGCCGGTGTTGAACCGTTCATGCGCTACCTGCTCCGGGATATCGCAGCAGGCGTCGGTCCGAGCTACGAGTCGCTGTCGAAGGACTACTCGCAGTCGAACTACTCGAGCTCGCGCCTGGCGCTCCTCGACGACCGCGACCTGTGGCGCGTGTTCCAGTGCTGGTTCATCGAGGCCTTCCGGGCGCCGGTGCACCGCGAATGGATGCAGCAGGCGGTCATGGCCGGGGCCTTCCAGTCCTTCACGATCACGCAGTGGGCGCTCGATCGCGCGAAGTACGAAGCCGTGCGGTTCCGCCCGCGCGGCTGGTCCTGGGTCGACCCGACGAAAGAAGTGCAGGCATTCAAGGACGCCGTGCGCTGCGGTTTCATGACCCTGCAGGATGTGGTCTCGTCGAGCGGTTCCGACGTCGAGGAAGTCTTCGACCAGCGCAAGCGAGAGGTCGAGCTCGCCGAATCCTACGATCTTGCGTTCGACACAGACGTCGTCTCGGAAGTCGAACTCGCCGAAGCGACCAAACCGGATCCACCGCCGCCGGATGAGAGCGAAGAGGAAGACACCAACGAACCCGCCGAACGGCGGGTTTTTCGCATTCAGTAAAGAGGTTTCGCAATGGATGATTTGAAGCTCAAGCCGCAAACGCGGCAGGTCGACGCTGCGTCGATCGAGATTCGCGAGGAAGACGAGGGCGAAATGATGGAAGAAGTGACGATCAAGGCGCCGCAACTGACTCGTGAAATGAACGTGTCGGAGTTTGCGGCTCGCGCCGAGAAGTCTGGGCCGTATCGCATCGCGTTCTCCGCATCGTCGAGCTATCCCGTGTCGCGTTTTTTCGGCGATGAAGTTCTCGACCACTCTGGCATCCGCCTTGACAGGGTCAAGCGTGGCGCCGTGCCATTGTTGTTCAACCACGACTTTTATCAGCCGCGCGGCATGGTCGATACAGCGAGGGTCGAGGGTGATCGGCTCCTCGTAGAAGCGCATCTGTTCGATACGCCAGAAGCCAACGAGCTGCGAGCGATGATTGACGGCGGCCTGCGCAACGTCTCGCTCGGCTATCGACTCCACCGTGTTGAAGAGCGTGAAGACGGCGCGGTCATGGTTCGAGATTTCGAACCCTACGAAATTTCAATTGTGACGGTCCCGGCTGATCCGACGGTAGGCATCGGTCGGTCAGCCGAAGAATTTGAGGTTCGGATGATCCGAGCCACGACAACCACCGAAAGTACCGAAGTATCAATCAAGTCGGCGCAAGCCGTAGGAGGAAATACCATGTCCGACAAGGACACCGCCGCGGCGGGCGCAAGCGCCGATCAGAAAGTCTCCGCCGTCCAGGCAGAGAAGGAGCGCCGCGAGGCCATCGCCAACATCTGCAAGTCGAACAAGATCGACTCGCGGGTCGAGGCTCGGTGGGTCGAGGAAGGCACGCCACTCACCCAGGTGGCGAAGGAAGTGCTCGACGTCATGGAAGAGCGGGGTAAGGCCCGTCCGGCGGTCGTTTCGGAACTCGGCCTGTCGAAGAAGGAGTCGCAACGGTACAGCCTCTTCAAGGCGATCCGTGCGCTGCACTACGGCTCGAAGGACCAGAGCGCCGTCGCGGCGGCCGCGTTCGAGATCGAGTGCTCGAAGGCGCTGTCGGACAAGCTCAACCGGGGCGGCGGCAATACGCTGCTGGTGCCGGCTGAGGTCCTGACCCGCTCCATGTCCCAGGAGGTCATGCAGCGCGCAATGGCGACGACACCGGGCGCGAAGGGCGGTTACCTGGTCAATGTCGAGAACATGGGCTTCATTGACATCCTGCGCAACCGCAGCGTCGTCCGTAATCTCGGCGCCCGCGTCCTTTCTGGTCTCGAGGGGAACGTTGTGTTCCCGCGTCAGACCGGGGCGGCGACGCTCACGTGGCAGGCCGGCGAGCACACATCCGTGACCGCCACCGACCAGGCGCTCGGACAGCTGAGCCTCACGCCGAAGACCGCCATCGCGATCACCGACGTGAGCGAGCAGCTGCTCCGGCAGTCCTCGCCCTCGGCCGAGCAGTTCGTGATGAGCGACCTGGCCTCCGTCGTAGCCATCGGTGTCGACCTGGCCGCACTCAAGGGCACGGGCGGAGCGCAGCCGATTGGTATCTACAACACCACCGGTGTCGACACCGGCCAGGATGCCGCGACAGCCACATACGCCAAAATCCTGGCGTTTCCGGAATCGGCAGGCAGTGTCAACGCGATCCGTGGCAACCCGGGCTGGGCGACGACCATCAGTGGTGCATCGATCCTCATGCAGCGTGCTCGGTTCTCCAATACGGACACGCCGCTGTGGGAAGGCAACCTGCTGGATGGTACCTGCGTCGGGTTCCGCGCCATGTCGACCCAGCAGCTCGCATCCGGCGAACTGATCTTCGGTTCGTGGGACGAGCTCGTGATCGGCGAATGGGGCGTGCTCGAGCTCGCTACCGACATTGGCGGCACGCGCTTCAACACAGCGACCGTTGGCATCCGGGCTATGTGGATGGTGGACGTCATGCTCCGCTACCCGCAGGCGTTCGTGGTGTCGACCAACCTGAGCTGAGGCGATGAAAGTCCGCGCACTGAGGGGCGTCTGCGCCGGCGTCGGCCAATATCTCAAGGCTGGCGACGTCGTGGATCTGGACCCCGGAACCGCGAGCTTTCTGGTCAATCTCGGCAAGGCAGAGTACGTCACGGAAAAACCTGCGGCGGCAACGCCGCAGGCCTCTGCCCAGGTGGCGGCCAAGGTCGAGGATCCTCCCGAAGAGGAACCCCAGATCGAGGACGAGCCACCTTCGCCGCGACGCCGGAAAACCACCAAGTAATCCCAACCGTGCAGTCGCCCGGGATTCCGGTGCACGGTAAAACCACACAAAGGACACGAACATGCTACTCAATCAAGCTTCAGCAGCGACGGCGACGTCGCTGATCGATTCCGTCTCCGCCGCAAACACCGCGGCCGCCACCAGCGGCTCCGGCAAGTGGCTGGACG